AGGTGTAGCAGAGGATCGGTTTATTGACGTTCTCTGCCTTTCCCATGCCGATCGGTGCTGTACCGAAAATCACAGGGATTCCCGCCGGAGAGTCAACGGAAGGCAAAACGCTGGTAGGAACCTCGGAAGCCGAGACGCCGTGTTTATAAGCCATTTATTTCTCCTTTTTCAAGAGTTTCTGATAATTGATGTTCAAAATATGACCCGATTTGCTCAACGCCCTTCTGGATTCCTGGAGCCCGTCCAGAGGAACAATTAAGCCCGCAATTGCGGGCCTTTTTTCGATCATGTCTTTGATATGCGGCGGATAATCACCGCAGAAAATAGTGTTGGTCGTCAACCCCGGCATAGAGGGGCCGATATAAATAGCTGCACCCATTTAAGCTAATCCTTCAAACTTTGATAACGGATTCAGGAACTGAGGCGCTCTGGTGATCCAATTCGTTGTGAGAAACAAATTCCACTGAGGCCACGGTTGATCCTCCGGGGTCTTCCAAACAAATTCTCCCGTCAGATTGTATCTGTTGTTTAAACAACCTCCTTCAAGTGAAAGAAGTGCGTTTCTAATCCGACTCATTACATTCAGACAATACAGATACCCCGTTGTTTCCTCCGAGTAGCATCCGACAATGATCGTTACCTCCACGTTGACGGAATCCTGGTTTGCCGTTCCGCTGTCGGGTCTTACCAGAACGAACGGAAAATCGTCATCAGAGCCGGATCGTTTGGGCGGAAGGTAACCGTCTACGATTTTCGGAGGTCGAAGTACGCCGGTTTTGGTTTCCAAGCCAAAATCTTTCAGAGCATCCTTGAGTTTTTCTTGGAGAGCTCGTACCAGTTCCTGTTCAATCATTTTTTAGGTCCTTCCAAAATACGGTTGACTTCGTGATCCAGTCGTTTTGCAAAGGTATCGGACATTGCTGTTTGAACGGCTGATTTCACATTGTCGTTTTTCAACAATGACGGAACAGCCGGACCAACATGATGTTTCAACGGAAGTCTTGATTTACCCAGGCGGGCAAAAACCTTGCCTTGATAAATAAAATGTCCCAACGGTTTCAAAGATTCGCCTTTTTTCACCGCAACACGGGGTTGTTTTTGTTTGCCCCCTGTCGTGTCACGATTCGGAGACAGACGGTATTGAGAAAAGGAGCGAGGACGGCCTTTTGAGATAATGGTTCCTACAAGATTCCTCCTGTTGGACATCGAAATACGCATGGAATCTCTCACCGCACCGGCTTTAATCGTGTACTCCTTCCTAACTTCTCGGGTTGCACTGGTTCGACCGGCACTCACTGCACGATTAAGAGCTCTGCTGACTGCAAGCGGTAGCTTTGACGGCAAATGCCGCAGACTGATTTCCGCCTGTCTCAATGCGCTTTCAGCACCTGACACATCAACTTTGATCAAGCTCATGAATCATTAGCCTCCAGTGTGATGACGTAAATTCCCATCTCATCCTTTACCTTACGAACTGCATAGGTTTGATCGTCCAAATGAAGGAGCTGCCCCTCAACAGGGCGATCCAAATCGTCCGCAGATACGTAGAGCGTAACCGTATTCAGGAACACCCCGTACAAAGGCTCGGCAACAGAGCCGGTCTTTGGATCAATGACATCCGTATCAACCTGACAGACAATTTCTTTGCCGTTAACCAAATGGCTGTCGGAAAACTCATCGCAGTTTAAAAATACGCCTTTTACATCCGCTTTGAGCGAATCTTTAAATTGACTCATAAAATTCTCCGATCAGCATTGATTAAGCGGAAAGAGCGTCCACGACATGGAAGCCGTAGATCTGTTGGATGATCGGCAAAGGTCTTGCCTTCATCTGCAGAATACGACCGGTCGGGTTTGCAAACTGTACCCAGGAAGCAGGAACTCGGGAACCTGCATAGACACTGATTCCATTGGGAGAAGCGGCATCGACTACACCGACCGCACCGTACGCAAGCATGGTGCGGACATTCGGGCTGGCCAATAAGCAGAGGTTTTCAGGAACCATTGCCACATCAGTTCCGGCGTCGTTGGTGTACCATTCGTCGTAAGAATAGATATCCAGGGCGGAATCTTTGAGGTAACCCCAATAGGAAACACCGTTGGGAAGGTGGCGCGGATCAATCTGGCCCATATCCACTCTACGCATGTCGAATGCTTTTTCACCGATGAATTTACTCAGGATCGTATCCAGTACCTTGGTACCGCAGATCAATTCCGTCGGAGTAAAACCACCCTGTTTAATCATGCCGCGACGTACATCACGAAGGTTCTGCATAATGTCTTCGGCTTTCGTGCCAGCGGCATCCCATTTAGCGGAAACCACGGTCTTAGGCTGCTTGGACGCAGAAAGATTGGACCAGTAGCAGATTTCATTGCTTCCGAGACCTGCTCCCGTAACCGTTACCTTACCTTTGAACAGGGCTTCTGCGCACATTGCTTCTTCACGACGGCTGATAATGTCGTCAAGTTCGCCCAAGTCCTTTCCGAGCAGTTCCGCTGCTCTTTGCATCGGAGTACGGTTTGTATAGATCGATTCTCCTGCGGAACGTTTTAACAGGTCTTCCGCAGTGGTTACTCGATAAGGAGAGACCTCCGGAGCCTTAAAGCTCAGGGTTTTGTAGCCGTCACGCATCAAAACGGTGCCGGATGCCTTCGGGTTGACGAACGGTGCGAGCTTACGACCTTCCTTGTCAACGACATCAAACTCAACGTACTCGGTATCAAACGGAACACGAGTCGCAAAATAGCGGTCGCGCAACCAAGTGTTGTTGGTATTGCGGCCTTCTTCCACCATTGCCATCATGGTGCGGGTAGAAAACATATCAAATGCCATGTTAAGGGCTCCTCAGTTAAATTGCTTTCTTAAAAAAGATTCCGACCTTACGGGCAGAGGCTTTCAAGTCCTCTACAACGGCGCCTTCTGCAACAGCCAAAGCGGAAATGTTGAATTCACCGGTCAGATAAACGGCGGCTTCAACGGCTTCCGCAGTTGTGTCCACGTCTTCGGCAAGAACTGCATAAACCTCATCTTCTGCACCGGCAAGAGTCCCGCCAACTGTTAAAACACTGCCGCGTTTTAAGGCGCCGGTCTGGGCAACAGTCATCAAGTCGGATACAACCGGCATGACTTGAGAGGCAAAAAGGTTGTCACGCTCCATGACATTGATTTCAGGAATAGCCATTACTTACTCCATTATTTGTTTACGAAAGATTTACGGGCGGCTTCGATCAAGGACTTTTCCTCCTCAGACTCAGCCATTGGGTCCACTGTCATTGCCCTGACTCCTTCAAGGCTTTTTGCGTCTTCAACCCGATCATGGACAAATAACTGCTTGTGAGCCATTTGTGCTTTGACGATCCGGACCGAAAGTTCCGCAGCCGTGGTCTTGCCGTCTGCCTTGGCAGCCGTTACCAAGTTTTCAAAACCGGGAAGAGCAATTGCTTCGATCTCCTGAATACGAGCACGTTCCGCATTTGCGCCTTCCTGCCGTGCTTCGGCGGCAATTGCCTCGACCAAGTCGGGGTATTCCGCTTTTAGCTTTTCTAAATCCATAGAAGACTCCTTTTTTGGATTTTTATTAAACGTAGAAGCGCATGCCTCTACACCGACGAAGGTCTTTGGAAGGCCCTTTGCAATTTCAGGGTCGATCTTCAGACCATTTACCAGAAGGGCTCCTCCTTCCAGTGAATTCATTACCTTGGATGCAGAATCCAGAACATCAGCCAAACCGTATTCAACGGCTTCCTTGGCAGTGAAATAGGTCTCCGCCATCATTTTTTCAAGTATTTCTTCCTTAGATTTGCCTGTCTTAATGGCGTAAATGCCGGCAATCACGTCTTCGATTTTCTCTACGGTCTCCGCTTCCTTCTTTAAATCTTCAGAATTGCCTGAGGCCATGGTGCTCACCCGATGAATCATGAGCAAAGAACCATCGGAAACCGTAACCCTTGCGTTTGGGGCACTGGTTATGATCGTTGCGGCACTGCAGGCAATGCCGGCAACATGAATTTCAACGGTTCCTTTATGTGCTTTGACAAGCTCATAAATAGAAAGCCCTGTTTGAACAGAGCCTCCTGGTGAGTTGATTGTTATTTCGAGCTTTTGATGGGGTTCTATTGCCCGAAATTGTTGTAAGAAGTCTTTGGAGGAGACCTCTCCGTCCCATCCTTCTTCACTGAGTACACCAAAGAGATCTATTCGAGTAGAACTTTTCTCCTGCCTGATATTCCAAAATTTATTCATCTTCTTCATCCTCTGTTTCCGGAAATTCCTGTTCATCCGACATGGATTCCGCTATGCAGGCCCTCATGGCCGCTTCTTCCAAACCTCTGACGGCCATAATGGAATCGAACTTAAGTCCTGTCAGTTCGGCCGCTTCTCTTTCTCTGGTACTAAAGCCGTTTTGGACACGTAATGCGGCGGCGGTTACTTCCTTGACCGGGTCGAGCTGGCCCTGGTTGTCTCCAAACCACTCTGCACCGCACCAGGCTTTTCTGATCAGAGGATCTTCAAAGAATCCCGGTGCCTTAATACGACCTTTCAGAATGGCTTCACACAACCATTCTTCATAGATAGGCTGGCAAAATGAGTTGGCCAACCATTCACGACGCATGCGGAACATCTTCCAGGCCTCCAGAAGTGCGCCCCTTGAAGCACTGTAGGAGGTCGTAAACTGCTTGATCAGCACCTCATAAGGTATTTCCAGAGCTGCTCCGATTTGCTGGCAGACACTTTTGACAAATTCTCCAAAGGCAGTATTCGGACGCTTGGGGTCGGCAAATTCCAATTCCTGATCCGGATCAAGGAAAACCACGGCACCGTCACCGATTTGATAATCTCTCGGATCTCTTTCCTTTGAATCCGGAGCACTCTCAAACGGACTTATCGGAGGCGGAAGATTCAATGATTTTTCTTCCTTGCTCTTTACATAAACCGTAAATTTTGAACTGATTGCCGCAGCGTTGACTTCGGACTGCGCATAATCAGCCAATTGCTTTATTTCCCTCAGCACGGGAGCAAGAATCGGGAGACCCCGCCTCTGATTCGGCCGTTCAATACCTCCGAAAACCTGCAGAATGTTTGGTCTGCCTGTTCTTCTGCCAAAGGCCTCAACCCTTTCCCAGGTGATATGAGTATCCTTAGCTGTGTTAACAATCGAGTTGGGATTCCGGTTCGCAATGTAATAGGCCACTGCCTGACCGAAATTGTCAACCTCAATCCCGCCAAGAACATCCAGGCTGGGGTTTAATGTTTTATCCAGGGGATTGCAGACCCGATCCGCCTCTATTAAAGAAATCCGTAAGTCATATGGACAACTCTCATTGCGGACTAAAGGGAGCGCGACGAAGATATCCCCGGAAAGCAGTGCGGATATCACAACAAGAGACTGCAGCTGATAAAAATTCTGCCGTCTTTCCGCATCACACCAAGTACTTCCTGACCACAACTGCCATTCTCTTTCGGTGTCTTTTTCCCATTGGCGGGCCTCGTCCTGTGTCAAGCCCAATAACTCCGCATCAACCTGAGCATTCAGCATCAGACCGGAACCGACAATGTTGGTTCTCAGGGTCTTAATTACGCCGGATGCGATGGCCGAACCCATGTACAAGTCCCGAGAACGCTGACGAAGTGCGTCAATATTCCGGACTATGTCATCGTCGGCATTACTGGAGACCGGATACCAATAGCGCAGTCCGCTTTTAAACCCTGATGCTCCATGATGGCTGTAGCCGCTCCCGCTTCCTAAAAGAGCGGCCTGAGCCCGGCGTTTGTCTTTTCGTTTCTTACTCATTTCTAAAATCCAACCGGTGACAGGTATCGAACTTTGATTCCTGATTGTCCGGACTCAAGTTCCTGAACCTTTTGGGACCAATAGATTTGCGCGTCACGGATCTCCTTGATGCTGTTGCGGGTCAGCGAGCGTGAGCCAATCGTGTAAGAACGGCCCTGAGCTACTGCAACCTCAGCCTCAAGCCACATATTGAGCATGGCTTTTGCCCGTGCTAAATCAATTGAACTCATATTCTCTCCAAATTAAAAACCGCTTATTCTTCGCGGGTATTGTCTGGTCGTGTTTGTTGGCGCCTTGGCACCGCTCAAATACTGTTGAATCAATTCGAAATTAGGCGTAAGCAACTCCATGGCAGCTGTTGCGTAGACGGCGCAGTCCAGGGCTTCATTTCTTTCCCGGATTTTTTTCCATCCGGAGGTAATCTTGCCTTTTTCGTATCGGCTCTCCCAAACTTCTGCGGTTAACTGCTTAAAAAAGGTTTCGTTGAATCCGGCTTCTTCCTGCATCGGGAAGTGCACGAAATTCGGACCCTCACTTGCCACAGCAAGCCGTCCCATCACCGCCGTCTTTCCGGAATCAACACCAAGGACGTAAAGGGTCGCTCCAACAATATTGCTGTTGGTCGGTCGTCCGATAAACGGAACACCTATGCCACCGCGCCCCTTTATCGAAAATATTCGGTTTCTTTCCCGCAACTTGGTGTACTCGTAGACTTCCTTACTGTAAGTACCGTCGCCGGAGTCAATCAAGGTGCATTGAATCGAAATACTGATGCCTCCGGCCAATTGGAACTGCCGCCAAAGAATTCCATCCAACTGCGCCCACGTTGTTGCGTCATCCGGTCTCCCAGGAATAACCACATGAGCAATTCCCCAACATTCTCTGCCTAGGCCCCAGCCATAAACTGAGCATTCCAGACGGTCATGTTGGACGTCAACGCCAGCGGTCAACAGCAACACTCCATCCGGCAAAACACCACCGGCGGGATAATACTCACGACGCTTTAGGAGATATTCCCAAAGATCGGCGTCGCCACCGTATTGTTCCCAGGGCTCCCCAAGTTTCAGGTTGATGAACTCCATCAAGCCGTTTTTGTCTTTTTGGCGATTAATGTCAACCCATTCTCTGACCAAATCCACGAGATTGACCCAAGGACTATAGAGAGCGTTGATGTGATAACTACGATATTTACCGTCAGGGTTAGTAACTTCCCATTTGCCGGTACTCAAAATATCGGGATTAATCTTCCTCGATCCTCGAATTTTGCTCCCGCATTCCGGACAAAAGAGACCAACAGAATCCTCGACCAATTTTCCGTCATCATCCGTGCACCACTTCACAGAACTCCAAGCCAGTTCGATAAATTCATCGCATTCAGGACATTTCACCTTAAAACAGCGCTGATCACCATTTTCATACTCTCGGAAAATCTTGGATGCGCCCTTAATCGTGGGCGTTGAAACCATGACAATCTTTCGATTGTTGAAGTTCTGAGTACGCTGCACTGCCAGTTTGAGAGGATCTCCTTCTTTCCCTGCACTTTCCGGATACCTATCTACCTCGTCTGCGAGGAGAATTCGGATCGGTCGTGAAGCCAGTCCGGCCGGTGAATTGGCACCTACCATGGCCAAATAACCACCCGGATAGTGCTTCATCAATATTGTTGTACTGGATTTCTTTGCTGTTCCTCTGCCATCTTTACCTTCTTCGAGTTTGCCTTTGAGCCCGGGAGAGTCTCTGAACATCGGAGAAACTCTCTCTTTGGAGAAGGCTTCTGCCATTTCCACAGTTGGTTGCAAAACCAATTGCGGAGCCGGTTCCTGATCAGCGTAATAACCCAAGATATTTAGCAGGCATTCAGTTTTTCCAACCTGAGAAGAGAACATCAGGACAATTTTCTCTGTCAGTTTGTCGGTAGCCGCATCCATTGGCTCTTTAAGGTACGGGGTGCGAGAGGTTCTCCATTGGCCAGGTTCTGCCGATGTGGAAAGCGAAATAAAACGATTGGCATCGGCCCATTCGCTTCCGCTTAAACGAGATACCGGCTTACAACAATCGAAAAAAGTTTCAGCCCATATCGCATTCATAATCAGCAAAATACCTTAAACATCATCTGGTTTGATTTGTCTGCCCAAAAAAATTCCCGCTGAATGTTTCCAGACAGCGGGTAAACTCATTTTGTGAAGGAAATAACAACTTAAAAATACAAAATGAACACAAAAAATCCTTTCGTTTGCAGTAAAAGTCAGCTTCATCGTGTCGATCTTATGGAAAGTATAAATACTTTCCAAAAATTTGCTAAAACAAATGAAGAGATATTCAAAGCTCTTAGTAATCAGGCCAAAGTCCTTAGCAAACTTTTCGATCCTATTTTGATTCAAAACCTAACAACGTTTACTCAGACTCATAAATTCAAGGAGATCATATTTCCTTTTCAAGAATTAGATTTCGAGGAACTTCGATTCAGTCAAAGAAAAATCGAACGATGTTTCCAATATCTTCCGCAACTGGATCCGGATGTCACTTTAGTTGAAATTTTTCAAGCTATTGAAGGAGTGCCAGAAGAACAATATGAAGAAGTTCTCATTAGTAAATTGGGATCTAAAAAGGCATTAACAAAACGGCGAATAAATAATAAAAGAAAGAGAAAAAAGCAGTTAAAGAATACCGTTTCTTTCATCTTCTCTATCATTTCGTTCTACGGTGCATGCCAACTTCTTGGCTTTCCGCTTCCGCCAACGTTTATAGATCTTTTTATAACCATATTTGATCACCCAGTACAAGCCATTCAAAATACAAAGGAGTATCCAGCCATATGCAAGGGACTTAACAAAGATTTCCTCGTACTTTCCGCCCAACGTAAAAAACGTAGACGCAAATATCATCGAAAATAAGAAGGCTGTATCAATTTTCATAAAAAAGACCACCGAATGTTTCCAGCCGGCTGGTAAAGCGCAAATCCCAAGGAGAAATTCAAATGAAACTGTTTATAACGACAACCAAAACAAAACAACCGATTTGATCAAATAGAAAGCAAAGTATCCGACCAGCAACCAACGGACTACAAAGAACCACCAAGGGTAAGATTTGAAAAAGTCCATAATGAATTTCCTTGTTTGCTTTGTTAAAATAATCTTCATGGTCGATGTTTCCTTAAGTTGATCGACACAAAAAGCCCCGCTGATCTGCGAAATCAACGGGGTTTATTTAATTAAGCTGTAGGAAAATGCGAGTGCAATCGATACAAAAGAAACCAGCAAACCCCATCGTAAGCAAAAAGCCCAGATCGGATATTTATTACATAGTTCCATAACTAGTTTCCTTGTATGTTTCGTTATAATTTCACACATGGAAATACTCCATTTATTTCCAAAGAAAAACCCCGCTTAGTTCCAACCTAAGTGGGGTTTACTTAATTAAGCTATAAGCATAAGCAACAGTCACAATCGCAATACAAGCCATCAAGAACCACGGCAACACGACACCCCATAAGCGAAGTTTTCCGTCATCCCTCAAAAGGAGTTTCATAATCAACCTTGTGCAATGTTTGGTTATAATTTCCATATTGACTGATTCCCTTTTAATCAGTTAACAAAAAAACCCCGATCAGCTCGCTACTGAACGGGGTTTAATTATTTTTTAAATACGCTCCTCGCCTTTTGGATTACGCTCAAAACCAAATAGATAAATAATGCAAGGCCATTCGCATAAGCTATGACCAAAAAGGTGATAGCTTGCCAAGTTAGGTTCTGCTCCATAAGAAGCTCCACTGGTATAATCCAACTCATGGAAATACCTCTCTTATTTCCAAAGAAAAACCCCGGTTAGCTCCAACTAAACGGGGTTTAATTTTTCTTAACGTCTGGCCTTTCTAGCCTTCCTTTTTGACGAACTTTGATTTTTGAAACTCATTCAACACTTCATCAACTGCCTGTTCCAAAACACTTTCAATCTCTCTTTGAGTACGGCCCTCAAGAACACCCGCATAACGCACCGGAATTGTCAAAAGTCTTTCTCGGACCAAAGTAGCAACTCGCTGGGCGTCGGCTATGACATCTTCCTTTTTAACTAACGTACTGTTTTTAGCTTCAAGTTCCAGGCTCTTTAGTTTCATTTCGGCCGCTTTCACATTCGCATTGGCTTGCTTTTCCAGTAGTTTGGCAATCGAATATGCGTGGGCAACTTCTTCAACGTTTGAAAAATCAACAGAGCCCAATCCTAAATCTTCAAGGTCTAGAGTTGTCTTTTCTCCTTGACTGGCCTCGGAAATCTTTTTAGTTACCTTTTTCGTTTCCACCGCTGTTTTATCCGCGATTTTCTTAAACGCTTCTAAACCTTCCTTTAAAAGTACTGCGCCATTGGCGTCAACAGGAAGTGCGCCACTTGCTATTCGCCTTTGTACCCATGAATGATGCTTACCGCAGATTCTTGCAAACTCCCTAACAGGAACGGTTTCAGACTTATTGCTCATTCTCGATCACAACCTTTCTGAAAATAAAAAATGGCGCAGTGCGCCACGTTTTAAAAATACCTTTTATCTAGTTGAAACTCGGGCCTCGCAGCACCCGCAGGAGAATTT